ATGCCTGCCCCCGTCGTCCTGATCCTTGCGGCCGGGCGTGGAGAGCGCTTTCTCGCCTCCGGGGGAAATACCCATAAGTGTATCGGCTGGCGTCAGTCCCCGGAGGTTGCGCCTTATCGCTGGCCATTTGAAGAAAACGGGAGAACTTTCGACCTTGCGATTGAACCGCAGATTACGACTAATGATCTGCGTCTGATGGTGAGGCTGGCTCTTGCCGGCGGAGGAATAACAATTGCCACTCAGGAAACTTTCAGGCCATATATTGAAAGCGGTAAGCTTGTATCGCTGCTTGATGACTTTCTTCCACAATTTCCGGGCTTCTATCTGTATTTCCCACAGCGTCGCAATATTGCACCAAAGCTCCGCGCCCTGATTGACTACGTCAAAGAATGGCGGCAGCAATTGGTTTAAATAGCTGCACCTGCACTGCCTGATGTCAGAACAGTATTTTGATGAATTGCCAAGGTTACAATGGCACAAATGCGGCACAGGAGGAAACGTGGTGTATTTAAATATGGGGTAACTCTTTGATTTTAATGGTGCCGATAATAGGAGTAAAACACTCGATTAATCTCGTGTTAATGCCATCACCTACGACCATTACTAATTGATTGAATCTTATAGAAAAATCATCATTTTCTATGCGTCACAATCAATTTTCACATTACAAACGCTCCGACACTTTAGCCGGAGATTTTATGAGATACAAGCCTAACCAATACTTAATCTGTGATTCTTACGGTAACTACTATTTAAGGATCACGCTGCCTGTGTATATGCAGCCCTTTTTTGAAGGAAAAAGGACGTTTGTCAGAAGTCTACACACAAGTAATCTTCGTGTGGCACGTCGAAAGCGTGATCAGATTGCAGATGAATACCATTGCTTACGGGAGAGTGTTGCCCCTGTAAACAGCACAATAGAAAACACGCTGGAACTGTTACGCAGTAAGGCTAAATACGCCAAAACAGCTACCAGAATGCAAGATACAGCGTCTTCGTGTCCGTCATTGCTTAAAATTCTTGAAATCTACCTGACAATTAACAGCACGAAGAAGAAGCCAGCCACTTTAGCTAAGGCAAGAAAAGCGGTAGAGATGTTTCTCTCCTACCGTAAAAAGCCTGATATTGCATTGCAAGATGTAAGCCGCACCACTGTTACAGGCTGGATTGAACACATGCAAAAAACTCTTTCACAACAATCAATTGCAAATTATATCAGCCCAATGGCCCAGCTATGGGAATTAGCTTCATCACGTTACCACGATGCGCCAGAAAGGGCGCTCTCCCCCTGGCGAGGGCATAGGCTTGATGTGGCACAAAGTAGAGAGAGCTACGAGGCATTTTCTAACAAAGAGCTATTGCAGGTGTTGCAAGTATTTTCCGGTAATTCAGCAGAAAACAAAGAAATGACGGCTTTGTGTCTTATCGGTTTATATACAGGTATGCGGATCAATGAGATAGCAAGTCTCACAATAGACGATGTGAAAGAGATCGAAGGTGTGCTGTGTTTTGAAATCACACAGGGAAAAACGAAAGCTGCGGCACGTCTTGTGCCTGTGCATAGCCTTATCACTCCATTGGTGTTATCTCTTCGTGAAAAGCCTCACAATGGCTTTTTGTTCTATCACGCCAGCATTACAGAACGTGCTGACGGTAAACGCTCTACGTGGCATACACAACGATTTACAAGAGCTAAACGAAAGGCTTTAGGGGAAAAGGGAACAGAAAGGAAAGTGTTTCATTCTCTGAGACACGGAGTAGCACAGCTTCTTGATCGAAATCAAATTCCAGAGGACCGCATAGCTTTAATTTTGGGCCATCAGCGCGGCAATACAGAAACATTCCGCACATATAGCAAGAATGCAGCTTCTCCAGTAGAGCTTAAAAAATATATTGAGCTTTTACGCTACCCTGAAATAGAGAAAGGCTTATCAATCAATAAAAAATCAAATTTAAGGCGTAAAACAACGCTATAGACGTAATAAAGAGGCTTCAATATAGACTAATGCCTCTTTTATGATTATCTCGTTACAGAGCGTTTCATAGGTGTTTAAGGCTATTGTTTAAATACTGGCGTTACAACGTCTTGCCCTGGGCTTTTTTGATTTTTCTGTTCTGTTGTATTTACCTGCATTTTAACCTGACCTCCTACAGATTTATTTGGTGCTGTTTTTACCGCAATTGCGCTTGTAGTTGCTTTAGAGACAAGACGGATTTGCTCAAAATCAAGAGTAAACAATAGGCTTTCGCTTGCTTCTTCTTCGTAAGACATGCCAACTAACACAACGTTGTCATAATTTTTTAACTCAGTGACAAGTAGGAAAGGTTGGCGACTGTCCATCAACTGATTTAGGTATTCAAGCATAAGCATACGTCTATTGCCGTTAATTCCCGCATTCTTAATCATATCGGGATTGAGCTTCAATACTGTTTCAGAGATACGCCCCTGTAATGTGAACTTGTTATTCCGTATTTGAACATGATCACTAACTTCTGATCCTGATTCGACGGCATAGCTTGTAACGTCTGCATTTCGGCTAATTTTCGTCGATTCCACGCTATCAAATGATAATGCCTGGTAGTCATTGTAAGCAGCATTTGCACCACTGCCGAGGTTAGAGGTAATGATCGCAAAGCCGTTACCCCCTTTAGTTGTTCTACCGTTGCTATCGTTGCTTGTGCTGTTGATTTTCGCCTCAGTCGGGCGACCAATGGTTAACGGACCCATTGCCATAATTTGTAATCCTTATTTAAGGGGGCTAAACCGCCCCACAGTGATGATTAATAGGTTGACCCGCCTGACATAACACCCAGCGTTAATAGCTTGCTAAACTCAGCGGAAGATGCCTTTGATTTGAAGTCGATAAATTCGCTCAATCGTCCGGTGTCTGATTCGATAGTTAGCGGCACTTCTGCATTTACTTGTAATTCTGGATTGAAGTTAATAACAGGTGCAAAGGTGTAAGAAGGAGCCTTGAAAGCTTGTTGTGCTGCACTCTGTTTCAGATTTGCAATATTTTGTCCTTCGAGACTGTATTGATTTACAGCCTGCGCCCCACCTACCGTTTCTTCTGGCATAAACCAGCTTTTAATAGTGTTAACCAGGGAATTGCTGTTATCTGGCTTAGTTGTTCCGGTGCCAGCGCCTTTATATTGATCAGGAGTGAGATTAGAAAGATTCTGCTTCATTCCTTCGTTAGATAGTGGCGGTGCATCCCCTAAATTCTTCTGAATAGCTTCCGTCTTCTCGTCGTTTTTCATCAGCCAGTTGATTGTTTTCATTACGGCGTTAACCAATCCGCCGATAGCCTCGCCTAATTTGGTAAACATTGGCAGCATTGCAACCATGCTCTTTTTAAACTCTTCAATCACTTTCGGATCAAGAGATTTCATAAAGCCATCAACAAAGGCGATCCCTTGTGAGTCAGAAAGCCCACTAAGTGCATTATTCAGTTCACGGAATTTAATAACGCTTTCCTGTTGTGCCTGCGTTACCCAGCGCCCTGATTCTCGTTGTTCTCGTGCTGATTGTTCCACTTCTTTAGCGGAGCGTGTCCAGTATTTAGAGGTGAGCATCAAATCATCAGCCAGATCTTCCAGACGACTACCGATTTGTGCATCTGAATAGCCTTTAGCTACCATTCCCTGAACTGCTTTACTAACCAGACCAGCCGGATTATCAGCAAAGTCTTTTAGATCCTTTTTAGTTAGGAATCCTTCATTCATTAAAGTATTGATGCCGCTATCGCCGCCCTTCCATTCTCCTTTACCAGTTTTCTTATCAACTACATATTCAGCCTCATCATAAGATTTAGTAGCCTTCTCCCGTACATCTTTCATCTGATCGAGATACTTCCTACGACCTTGTTCGCCCATCATTGAATCAACGCCGTTTTTGTAGGCCCATTGCTCAATATTGTTCATCTGGTTAACGTCTACACCGCCCAGCTTCGCACGGCTATACAATTCACCCAGCGTTTCAGCATTCGCAAAGCTGTTAGTAACAAATTCAGAGGCTTTGCTCATAGCCATATACGTAGCGCCAGCGCCTAAGCCACCCAGCATAACAGCCGCAGCACCGCCGCCAATACTCCCGCTACCCTTAACAGGTGCATAGGCTTTAGCGTGAGCGTTACGATTGCCATTAATCTTACGTTGTTGCTGTTGTAGGCGTTTCATTTGGCTATTCATACGTGCCAGACTAATAGCGCCTCTTTCATATTGGAGGGCAATTTCTCTAGCCTGTGCAATAGCTTTATATTGTTCCGCTACAGAAAGACGGTGCATTGCACTAATGCTTGCTCCAACGTCTAAAAGCTTTAATTCTGCCTTCTCTTTGCGTGCTGCCAGGGCTTTTTGTTCTCTTGCAACTACACGTTGAGCGGCTAATTGTGCTTTAGCATTAGCTTTATCAGCCTGTGCTTGCTTTTTAGCAATATCGTCTACGTCTTTTTTTGCTTTAGCGGTTGATTGTTTATGTGTCTTAACACGCAATTCTATATCTTTCACCGCCGCCATTTGTTTACGAAGTTTTTCTACTTCTGCTTTTGCTTTCTCTAATGATGGTCGGTTAACTTCGAAGGTGACAACGTTCGAGAGGCGTGCCACGTTTAGCTCTAACATGTTAATTGTTTCCCTGTATTATGATTGTTATTTGTTATTGTTTTTTAGAGCAATAATATTGGATTGCTTCGAAAGTGCTACATCCAGTCTGAAAGACACGCTGACGCACATTATTTGCATCAATTGAAAGCATTCTGCATAAGGCACTGACATTGATTATTGAGTCATCGCTAATAGCTGCCAGTTCTTTTACAGATTTAAGAATTAATGCCTGTGAATTTTCTGTGTTCATTGGTTTTCTCTCACATATATATTTTTATTTAGGTTTGTAGACAGTAGAAAAACAAAAAGGGCAAGAGACAGCGCATATTTTGCTTATATGATTATCCCTTACCCTTATTGCCCCGATTATTTCCAGACGTAGGGGAACGTCTTTAACACTTTTTACGCTACTGTGATCTGCACAGAGAAGCCAACACCGTGGTTAACCACAAGCGAGCTATTCTCGGTCACTACGTGCACTGCGTCGCCGCGATTCGATTCGAAAGCATAGCTGTAATACTCTTTAGCGCCTTGAGACAGCAGATCGAATGAACTGGAAGGCGCACCAAAAATAGCTTGGTAAACACCTGCCCCCTTAGCAAGTTTAGGAATAGCTACAGCGTCAGCGGTCATATGTGCCAGCAGCAGCGGATCAGTCACTTTGATCAGGTCAATGTTAGTTCCTGGAATGGTGAAAGTAGTTACACCAGGCAGCAGAGAACGCACATTAAACACCACGTTTGCATCGTCTACAGGGCTTGCATACTGGAACGCATTAACCATGCCAACGCTGTAACGAATAGCGTTGAATGCCGCAGGTTTACAGAACACAACAACACGCTCAATGGTTGCAGCCTGGCTTTGTGCCTTAGCAATCATATCCGTATGCATCTGATCAAATTGCTTGAATACGGTCATTGTGTTGGTGCTGGATGCGTCAACGGTTGCAGTCATTGGAGACACACCGAACAGAGTGCTGTAATCGATCAGAACATCGTCAGTTTTCGGGGTGTGTGTCTTGCCAGAGAACAGAGAAGCCGCGAGGATGCTTTCTTTAGTGCGCTGGAATGCAACATTGTGTTTAGCGATATATTCCGCATACAGATCCGGCAGTGTTTCTTCAATAGAGCTTCCGGCTTTGCGTTTGCCTTGCACGTCCTGCGGTTTGATCAGGTCTTCCCTTAAAAAGTACGGGATTTCAATAAGATATTCTTCCCCGTTCTCACGCTTAGTAACGTTATGCTCAGAGCTAAAACGGCTTGTAGGATGGTTGAACAGAGATTCATTGCTCTCGATAAGCTGGGAAACAGCCACTTTGTGACTTTCTACAGGCACAGGATCAGTAAAATCCAGAGTAGACAGTAGGTAATTGCGTGAGTCGTTTAATTCGAACAGTGGAGCAAGATCAACCACTTCATTTCCGATAATCATTATTATTTATTCCTTCTTAAGATGTGAAAACAGAGTGGAAGCCTTCAAGCTGGAAGCCTTTAGCAGCGAGAGCTGCAATAGCAGCTTCTTTTACAGCGCCTTCGGCATTCAGGGCATCAGCTTTGATGCAAACGAGTCCGGCATTAGCACGAAGCACGTTAACTGTTTTATTTGAATCAGCAGTTACGAAGTCAGACACAACGACAAGAACATCAGCGCCGCTAACATATTTAGCGCCGGATGAATCAATGAGGTCGCCGCACGTTACATCTTGTGCAAGTGCTGCAAATTTTTTGCTTTCTACAGCCGCGTAAGGGTCGGTTGCATAGCTCACTACGTCAGTGATGCTTTTACGATGTAGGAAAACATCGCTTAATTTTAAAATAGCCATTATTTTTCCTTAGATTGTTTGATTTGTTGAGCTTTAGCATTAATCAAATCTTGGTGAGATGGTTTATTGCTTTCAGCCTTATAAAGACGTTCACACTGTTTCTTTAATTCTGTGGGAGTGATACCAAGCGCGTAGGCTGTAGCATTCAACACATCTTCAGTTAGTGTTAACTTTTCATTGCCATATTTCAGGATAATTTCTTGTTTCATTTATATAACGATTCCATTATGTTGGAATTTAATAAATCCCCCAGGCTATAAGAGGTTCAATCTGAGAATAGCGAGGGGGATTTATTAACGTGTCGGGCAATACACAGCGATAAGTAAAACCTTGAGGAGGTTTTAAACGTATCTCTAAGAATGCTTATTAAACATGCTTAAAGATAGGTTTAAAGGGTGAACAGATATTCCTGAAAACATGCTCTTAGGAAAACATGCGGAATCAATCAGGAATATCTATTCGGGTGCGGTGGCTAACCGCTATCTTTCATGGTGTGGATGCACCAGTCAGATTTTAAGGAATCACTATTCCAATCTACTCACAGATTAAATTTTAATAGGGATTAACTACACCAACAATAATCTACCGTTTCAGAAAAAGCGTTTTTACAACCAAAGATTATAGATTTGCAGTCTATAAAACCCGTTTTGCTATCAATATTTCCAAAGGTTATTGCACAATTCTTAGCTAAACTCTCTCTGCTTGCGGCTAACGCTATGCAGATGATAGTTTTTTGACAACAACTTAATAGATTATTCTGTTACTAACTTCTGTCATTAAATAAGAGTTTAATGATGTTAGTAAATAGTTATAAAATATAACTATCAGTGTAAGGCTCTTTAATGTTTTCGGACAAAATAAGGAGCTTTAGGATAAGCATAGATGAAAAATAAGAGCGGGAAGGGCAAGGAGATAACACCTACCCGCTTTTATCAAAATTAAGCACAATGCCTAACAACATTCATCAACACAACGTAGAAACAATCAACAATCAAAGAGGGAGTTATGATTATTCTAAAACTTCTTGAGAGATGGAAGGTAATATTTGTTAGAGGTTAATGCCACTCAACCCTTGAGGCTATCACCTTCCATATGCAGGGATTTATGACAGTAGAAGGATTAACACCAGTCAAAACCTTTTTATCTACCCTTAATACAAATATAACATTTTTATTATATAAATGCAAATGATTTTCATTATCATTTAGAGGGAATAGCACTTTTTGCTAAATCATCTACTAATTGCTGAATCTCTTCACTTGCAGCCTTTAACGTGCTGGCGGTGTCTGTGATGGTTTGAGTGCACATCTTGGCATCGTCCTCAATTAGCTCTAAATCGCTCACCAGAGAGATAAAATCGTCAAGGCTTACATTCACCTTCATTAAGCTAATAACGCATTGAGAGAGCGTGTAATCGCATAAATCTGAATAGGCTTGATTTATTCTTGTTTGTAGTGAGATAGTCAGATCTAAAAGTTGTTCCATTGCATTGCTAATATCTTCTTCCATTATGCGGCTTCTCCTTGTAATGCATCATTAATCATATTCAATACGATGTTAAAAGGTGTCTTGAGCGTCAGCACTTCATCACGATAACGCTCTAATGCTTCGTAGTCTTCTGTTTCTTTTGCCAGTCGGATTAACTCAGCATAGTTTTTTGCATCAGACAGGATCATCTGAAATAATTGTGTTTCTTGAATATAGCCAATCATTATTTTTCCTTTTTCGAATATTTTCATTGGGCGCTTATACATACGACCATCCTTTTATTAGTTAGAGCGTTTGTTAGAAGCTAATGTAGCTTCTAAATGAGCCATCAGATCGACTTCCGATGCACCACCTACACAATTATTGAAAGCGTTAAATCCCAAAAAATGATGATAGGAGCTAAACCCTAAAAGCTGCCAACGTTTCAGAGTGCCATCAGAAATTATTGTTTGTTTTCTTGTTCTTGGGCGAAAGTAAACGCCTGGCATTGATTTGATTATTTCTTGTTCTTCATCGCTTATTTCAGGGGATTCTGTTTCAAGAATAAATATTATCTCTTCCCCTGGAATTTCGTTATTGGTGTGTGTCGGTGGACGTTGTCTTGTTGAATTGAAGTTACTGTTTTTTTCAATACGTTTTAAGTTGTTCTTTTTCTTTCTTCCCATTTTCTCTCTTTTTATGTGGATTATAAAAACTTGATACCATTGTTACGATGAATATCGCCATAAATGCATTTGCCATATGTATTGCCCGATCTGTTGTTATTGATTGTTTGTGATAAACAATTCAAAATCTTTGTTTAATTTCAAAAGACGAAATGTAGTGTGGTTAATCCCTTCATAATCCAGCACACCGAACGATGTAAAATGGTTTAACCAATGATTCACATGTTGTGCGCTGTAGCCGCCTAAACTACAAAAGCTAACCACTGTCGGGGGTGAGAACTCTATGTCCAAAATAGCTTTTAAAATGTTGTATCCGCTTTCAGTTATTTCAATAGTTTTGTTTCCTATAGTGATGTTATAAGTCATTTATTCTCCTTAGAATGGTATTGAATCGTATATTTCACTTTTTTCTCTTAGAGATATTATCAGATCGTGAAAAGCCTGTTTCTCAAGATAGATATTCTTTGAATCTAATGCACGTTTTACAAAATCTTCTGTTTCTTCGTGCGGTGGTTTCTTCTTATCAAGGGAAAGAAGCCAAGTAAAAATTTCGGGCCGCTCAGGGAACTCTGATTCCTGTGTTTCTTCTTCAACGATGATTTCGGAAACATTCAATATTTCATTAGATTCGTCTTCTTTCTCAGAAGGATCAGGTAGTGATGATTCTCCTTTTGGAATATCAAGCACTCGATAAAGGTTAGAGCTTCCTGGTCGTGCATCTTTTATAATTAATCCCATTTCGAGCAATTTCTTAACCCTTTCTTCTGCTGCTCTTGGTGTTATGCCAAAAACATCGCCTATCTTAGCGTAAGAGGGAAATGCACGATCAAACCCTCTCAAATAGCAGTAAAGGTTTTTAGCACTATCTGTAAATTTATGCCCGTTTACTTGGCTTATTTTTAGAATCCACATAGGAACTTTTACAAATTGTTCTTCATTAATCATTAAAAATCTCCTTGATGTAATCACGCTCTACGGCGCTACTATGGTGATAAAAATCACTTGCTTTTGTTTGAGAGTGTTTCAGCCTCTCTTTTCAACATATCAAGAATGTAATCTGTAACAGTGATACGTTTACTTCTGGCTTCTTTAAACAACACCTGAAATACTTCATCAGGAATATGAAAGCAAGTGCGTGGTTGTCTTTTCTTTTCTGTAGTTTCGCTCATAGTTTTCTCCTTCTCTTCTTTACTCTGTTTCAGATTCTTTTTCAGATCCTTTTTCATTTTTTCTTAATTCATCAATAATTTTTAGTGCATCGTCAAAGCATTTTTCACGCTCTGGATAACCACAGCGTCGCGCTGTGTTCCTGTTCATCCTTACTTTAAAACGATTGATCTCACCACGTTTCCAGGCTTCGATTACATCCTGTGGAGTGTAATACTTCATTAATTAACCTCCTATTCTATTTGGTTAAAAGAAAAAGACACCTTGCAAGCCTTGGGCTTCAAAGTGCGGTGCATTGGTTTAATTACTTAGAGGATAAGAATGTTTTCTGTCCCTAATATTACTTTACCACGACTAAAAGCTTTTGTCAACCCCTATCCATATAAATATTGATCATTTTCAGTAAGTTATGATATTTCTTAGCAATTCGTGCTCTCATGTGTAGTGCTATTCTTTATTATTGTCTAAAACGCTCTAAAACGCGTTCTAACGAGGTTTTGATAAAAACAATACATTCCCTTATGTAATGGCTGTTTAGCTCGCCAGAGGCTTATTTAAGGGGGTTATTTTGTATTTGTTAGGTATATGGGAAGATGATGATAGATAAAATCTAATTTCAGACATCTTATAAAATACCTGCAAAGCTCTCAGAAACTCTATAACGAGCTAATCTATTACCGCTAAGTGTTTCCCTACCTTATATACGTTTAGCTCGCCTACGGCTTGATTTAAGCGGTAGAATCTTATTTAACCTTCAACTACTAAAACCATTCTTTTTGTTTGTTGTTGGTTGTTGTCTGTGTCTATGTGCTAACATCGCTAACGCGTAGCACACAAGGTTATTGCACTCGTCAGAGTATTGCACAATAGATTTTCTCTTAAATAGATTGATGATCGTTAGATGGTAGTTAGTTAATTATCGTTCTGCGCACAGCGCAAGACTATTTAGCCTTACGCAAGCCGTAGGCTATTTGCACATAGTAGATTACATATTCGTTGTGAGCGGCATTAGCGAACATAGATCTACTAACTAACATCAACAAACAAAAAACTATGTGTTATGACAAGCAGTCTAACGACTAACACTCTAACTTGTGCAAGGTTCTGGCGAATGCCAATAGATTAAGGGATAGTCGAAGACTCCCCTAACGGGTATCCCTATAATTATTCTTTAAAGATAAAAGAATTTATAAAAGATAATTTAATTGTAGTTTGATAGTTGATCTAATAGGTAACAAAATTCTGTAGGGGTGGCTAACAGTTTTCTGTGGGGGTGTCTAACATAATTCTGTTAGGGTTGGGGTAACAGTTTTCTGTTAGGGTGCATATTTCTTTAAAAGTTAAGGATAACAGAATTCTGTGGGGGGTAGTTCACAGTGACCTACCGTTACATCCATTTATCACATAACATCTGTGCAATGATCTTCTAAAAGTGTTTCTTGCTATCAAAAATTAAACATCTAAAACAGGCTTAAATTCAAGATTAATTGATGATTAATCCCTATGTAATTCCATACTAAAAATTCAATGAAAAGTAGCTTAAAAGTGCAATGTTAGCTTTCTTCACTTTTACATCACTTTCGCTGCGCCTTGTGTAATGTGGCTTACAGAGCACTATCAGAAATTGTTGATTAAAAATCAATCTATTATTTGTCGAACAAGTTCCTTTCACGTGTTGAAAAAATTAATTTTTTCAAAATAAACACGCTATTTAATAGCTTGCTAATTTTACCAAAGCATAACTACATGATTCTCATGCAAGACGTGTAGTGATAAAGCAGGCTAAATCACCACACTAAAAACCTTCGAATTTCGTAGTGAAAAAAGTCATTTACACACCTAATCAACACGATCAATAATCACTACACACAAATCAACACAGAAGGAAAATGAAAATGGCTAATATTGGATACATTAGGGTATCGACTGTCCAACAAAACACAGACCGTCAATTAGCTGGAGTAACTCTTGATAAAGTCTTTGAAGATAAAGCGTCAGGCAAGAATACCCAGCGCCCACAGTTTGAGGCAATGATGAACTATGTGCGTGAAGGTGATGTTTTGCATGTTCACAGCATTGATCGACTTTGCCGTAATACAGCCGACCTACTGGCAACGGTTGAGCAATTAACAGAGCGCGGCGTGTCTGTGCATTTCCATAAAGAAGACTTTAAGACAGGGAAGAACTCTCCCGCAGGGAATATGATGCTCACAGTGCTTGCAGCAGTGGCACAAATGGAACGTGAAATGATGCTTGAGCGGCAACGTGAGGGGATTGCCGCAGCTAAGGCCGCTGGACGTATAGCAAAACGTGGTAATGGAAAAGCAATTGATCGAGCGGGAATTGTTGCCGCTCTCGCGAATGGTGGATCAATTCGGAGCGTAGCAAAAGATTTCAGTGTCAGCACACAGACGGTGCAACGTATCAAGAAAGAGCAGGAAGCGTAATGCCTCCTGATATTTGAGAATTGTCGCTGCGTGGACCTGACGCCGCTGATCTTCGCGTTAAACATTGATCACGTTTGCGCCGATTTCAGATAAAAAGGCAGCTATTAAGCAATACGTAACTTTTACAATTAGTGAAATTATCTAAAACACAAGTTATATAGATGAGAAAATGAAATATTATCTTGAACAAATCAAACAAAACAACACATCATCTTGTTGACACCATGCAAAGTGAATAGTAAGCTATTATATGTGAAAATTTGCACATTGCATGCAATAAAAAATAAATGATACCTTGTTGTTGTTAAATCAATAGGGGGTATCTATGCGCTTTATCTTATCCATTTTAAAAACCTGCAGAACCACAATTACTTTAGCTGTAATTGTTACCATCATATACCTCATCTATTTTACCCCTCGAGATAAAATCGATTCACTAGCGATCATCGTTCATGCAATGGCTACATTAACTAAAAAACTTTAATAATTTCACTATCAGGCGCACAAACACATCTTTGATTGCTGGATGTGTTATGCGCCTACTGGTGATTCAATCCTTAAGCCATTTCAACTCACTAAGGAGTTTTCTTTCTTCGTTCTCTCGCTGTTTACGCTCTAGCCAGGCTTTTCCCTCTGGCGTAGACAGGAACTTACGAGCGTGAATCTTGCGGTTATTACGTTTTATAGCTGCAATGTTTTTCATCGTGTTGCCTCTGTATTCATATGAAAATTAACAAGTTACATACTACACAGGGAGACTACGCATAAAACACAATACAAGTAAAGATACATTTTCAAGACAATAGGAGCCATAAAGCGCCTTTGATGGTTATACCAAAAAATAAGCGCCGTAGGCATATCCACTAAAAAGGGCTTTTTCACAAAAGCTATGAAGTCTTAGCAGTTCTTCTCTTATCAGGCACCCGTTGTACTCCGGTGGACGAAACCGTGCTAGAGCTTGATTCTTTCCCGATCAAGTTAGGTTTTGAAGAGGTGGGCTTTAATCCACTATTGCACTTAAAACTCTTCCCATCATTTAGCCTGTTTATCCTCTGCGACGTCATCTCGACGTGTAGCATCATTGGACACCGCGCCAGGTGTGGAACATCTTGCTAAGAGTTTTGGTAGAAGGTTTAGAGACGGTGGCACGTCTTCCAGCTTCAAAGGAACTTGTTACGAGGTTGAGCCTGGGAACTACTCGCCCATACGTGTTACACTACCAAAGCCCATAACAACGTATAGGCGTTTGTAAGTGATAACAGAAGATACAATTTCTTAGAGAAGTTAAGCTAAGTTATTGATTTTCTTGATGGTGCCGATAATAGGAGTCGAACCTACGACCTTCGCATTACGAATCATAAGAATCCGCTTCTAATTCAAAGTATTACCCCATCAACACTGCGCTCACACGTCCCACCACATCAAAACATGTAAAGCCTTGCAAGCCATTGTGAGGCCTTATGTGTCTCAGTTTTGTCCCACTACGACCTGCACAGAAAATAAGAAAATAGCGGTGATATCAAACAGTACAGAAGTCTTTTTTCTTTCAAATGGAGAAACTGATTAACCCGTTTAATTGTACTCCTCATGGGTAATCAGCAGTCCTCAGAGTAATGGAATGGCAGAAAGATTCGTGAAAACGATGAAGGAAGACTACATCGCGTTCATGCCGAAACCGAATGTAAGAACGGCATTGCATAATCTTGCAGTGGCGATCGAACATTACAATGAAAACCATCCGCACAGTGCGTTGGGTTATCGCTCTCCGCGAGAATATCGACGTCAGCGGGTAACGTTAACTTAAGATACACCCCCTGTCTGGAAATAAGGGGGCAAGAACAATGATCAGATTCCCTGGTGAGTAAGAATTTTACTTTCTGAACTCCTCTGAGAGTATTGACTTGGAGAAACACCAAAATAACGTCTAAATACATAAGTAAAGTATGAGACACTGGCATAACCACAGACCTTAGCTACTTTACTAATAGGATAACAACGAGTGCTGAGTAAATATTCAGCCATTTGCATCCTCTCATCAAGTATGATCTTACTGAATGATATCCCCTCTTCTTTCAATTTCCTCTTTAGTAAACTTTCGCTGAGATATAATCTTGATGATATATCCTTAAGACGCCATGGTGCAGATAAATCCGTATGAATAATCGTTTTAACTTTAGCCCCTGTGCTTTTCAAACATCCAAACAGAAATACTCCAAATTGTTTTTCAGAAGAAAATGCAGAGAGACATGTAAAAGCAATAGACTCATCAAAAATTTCTATGTATTCAGCACAGTGATTAGCCCAACTAATTAATCCTTTAATTAAACTGAAGTCAGCAAAGTTTATTTTTAAATAAGATGGATATTCCCTACAATCAGAAATATCCCTTAAGTTATTAGCTTTCAAATAGCGACTAATAAACTCAGCGCCAAAATCCGCCACTATCACTCTTTCAGGATATGTCAGGAAAAAATCTCTAGAGCTAGAGTCGACAAGTACAGATGAACCTCTCTCCAGAAACACACTCTCTTTTCCGAAATAAATATCAAAGGACTCCAAAATCAATATAACTGAACATGTAGTTGCCATATCATCCACCCAATTTAACTGAAACCAGGATGAAGTATATGCATATAAAGTTCACTTTGCCAAACTTCAGTATAAAAAACCACATAAAAAATAGGGTGTGATAAAAAATACCGTAACAATAAAGCAAAGGATTATAAATTCCGTTACAGTTACAAATGATACTCAAGAAACAATTCCTTAGGAAAAACTTATTTACAGCCAATAAGTAAGACACTTATATGATATCAAGTTTTCATAAAACATAACTAGGCTAAATAGCTGCGCCTAATACCGCTACACTTTTGCCAGCCCATGTGTGCCTCCGGGTATTGACCCCTTCTCTACGCAACTTCAGTTCCCACCACCAACTTTGCGGCAGCTTTGTAGGATCAATGTCTAAAAGAATAATGGTGACCGATAAGAAAACGACTGAATAACTGCAGATTTTCGCTCGAAACCTTCCTGTCAGATCCATAGCGAATCAAGTGCTGAATGTCACAGTATCGAACAGAAAACAGTGACGATCTAACCCTTCAAGAATATTCTACGATTGTTCTGTTTAGGAAAAGCAAGGCGGGAAGTCGGGAGATAAGTCATTGATAAAGTGGCGGAGAGAGGGGGATTTGAACCCCCAGTAGAGTTGCCCCTACTCCGGTTTTCGAGACCGACCCGATCATCAAACGAAACATAAAATTAGCTCACATTATGAGGAAAGGTATCTTTTTGCGCTATGTAAATTCAAAGGGTTAGCCTCATTTTCCCGATGGCTTTCTCAACACTACTAGTTGTGAGCCCTTGCAATGTTCATTAATATACGTCTCACAAATAATTCACAGATATTGCAAAATGGATATTACTGAGTTTCCTTCTGGAGTAATTGAACACCTTGGCTGGTATGTATACCGATTGATTGATCCTAGGGACGGAAGCACCTTCTATGTAGGGAAAGGCAAAGGTAATCGCGTATTTGCCCATATGCGCGGTGAAGTGGCAGCGGCTGATGATGACGAGTTACTGAGCAACAAGCTAAAGCAAATCAGAGAAATAAGATTAGCGGGACTTGAAGTTATCCATGTCATCCATCGACATGGAATGACTGATGAAAAGACGGCGTACGAAGTTGAAGCAGCACTTATTGATGCCTACCCTGGGTTAACGAATATCATGAATGGTGCTGGCAGCAATGAATTCGGCGCCGCGCATGTCAAAGAGTTGATAGCAACATATCAACCCGAAATCATAACATTTCATCATAAAGCATTAATGATTTCCGTTAACAGAAGTGCAAAGGATTCAGAGCTTTATGATGCGGTTCGATTTAGCTGGCGCATTAATGTCTCTCGCGCCAGCCAAGCAGAAGTCATTCTTGCTACTGTAAGGGGGATCGTTCGAGGGGTTTTCATTGCTGATAAATGGCTCAAATCAACACGTGAAAATTTCCCTACGATGAAATACTGGGACGAGGATCCGGACTTTGAGGCAACACAAAGTTCTCGCTATGGTTTTGAAGGTCGAGAAGCCCCACCTGAAATAGCAAATCTTTATCTTGGAAAAAAAATACCAGATGAATTAAGAAAAAAAGGAGCTATGTCCCCGGTCCGTTACTCACCTAATTTTTGAGTCTTTAAGTGATAAGCATAAACCGCAGCACGATCTTCTTGCATACGACGTGCTACGGTTTCATTTATCTCCGACCGGAAACTTCTTATACAGTGTCGATATACCAACATCATAGATGATCGCCACCTTCTGGCGAGGAACGCCTGATGCAATTAATCGCCCGGCCTGCGCCCATTGTTCATCTGTTAGGTTTGGCCTACGGCTACCTATCCAACCTCCAGTGAGTGCTCAGCTAATCCCGCCTGCGTTCGCTCAACAATCATTTCCCTTTCCATTTTGTCCAATTGTCCCCAGTACATCATGGAGAGCCCCATTAGTGCTCTGGTATTAGTGATTTTTAATATTTGGAGTTTAGCAGATGGCACAACCCTGATTGTGTTCCCTTCAATTGATCTATTATTTTTATCAGTTATTTAGTATGCTTACCTTATCAATTAAAGTTTCATAATTACAAAATTGGGTCAGTATATAAATGAATAAAAGAAAAACGCTTTTCAATATACAAGCACTAAGGTTTATTGCTGCAGCTATGGTGGTTTTGGCACATGCCGAACTTGGACAATATGGCATTGGGAATATCGAAATCCTTGCATCTCTGGGAGGATTTGGCGTTATTATATTTTTCATAATTAGTGGTTTATTATACCTTACGTAGCATATGGTGGCTCTCAATCAGAAGGAGAATTCAAAATATCTGCAGGGAACTTTTTTATGCGAAGAGTAATAAGAATAATCCCGGTATATGCTTTAATTACCGCCCTTTGCGTTCTATCAGCCTTCATAGTAAAACATTATATATCTTCCCCAACTCCACCTATTGCTTATTGGTGGCCCGAAACAAAAATCAGTCTTCAATGGTATCTTGAGAGTATTACATTCACTCACTGGCATCGCGATGCAATTCTAAGTATAGGTTGGACATTACAACTTGAATTTTTGTTTTATACTTCTTTTGCATTTTTTATTGCTATCAAATTATCAAGGTTAGAGTATATAGAGATCTTATTTTTAACTATATCCATAGTAGCTAATATTTTAACTTATCAAAATAACAGCATCATATTCGAAATTCTTCCGTTCATGAAAACACTGGCAAGACCAGAAATGGTCGTATTTGCTATGGGTATGTTTATGTATCGATTATACTTACTGGGCGCTATGTTAAAAAAAACAATTGCGCTTACAATATTAACTTTGTTTATTCCCACATTCTTATTATGTGAATACTTTAATATTACAACAAACATGGGGGGGGAATGGCATCGTCCTTTGATATGGGGGTTTTTCGCTTTTTATGGTGTCTGGGCAGCGTTGAGCCTTGAAGGTAAAATAAAACCGGCTAAACTTATTATTTTCCGTCGGTGATGCTTCATATAGTATATATTTGACGCATGGTTTGATTACAGCTTGGGTATCATATATGTTTGTGTCTTTCGGACTTATTGATTATTCCAATGTATTCCTATATATTGGAATATACTTTATAATAAGTTTGTGCGCCTGGCAGCGTCATTCATATGTACATAGAAAAACCCATCGCAGAATTTTTAAAACGTTTTGTTTGACCAAATGGTCATAACCTAACCCCCTTAAATACGAAAGTAAATAATTTAGAACATGTGCTTTGAGTTAAACACTCAAAGCACAAATAAAAAGCGCTGCCATTGTCTATTTTGCCCCTTCTCACGCTTCGTTTTTTATTTTATAATAATACACCTCCAGTTACACTTTTGTAATTAAAAGCATTAATCATCAATTAGTTCATCCCTTAATCTAACTCTTCCCCAAACGTTCCTATTCTGGTTCGGTGGGCCAGTTGATATTTGGCGCAGATGAAGTATCTATAGCCTGAATGGCTTTTATGTACTGCACCCACGCAATCAGACTTTCCTTATCCCCATCACTGATGATGTCCAGTCGCAATTCTGTCTGCCAGAGACTTATTTTATCCTGCGCTTCAGCCAGTAACGCAGCCTTCTTCTGTTCAGCGGCTTCAACATCGGCAACGTGCTGTGTGTCAGTATCTCGTTACCCTACTTTTTGCCGTCCCTACTTTTGATATGGTCCTGATGGCGCAACAGTTGTGTACCCCTTCCTGACTGGGCCGATATAATCTATAGTGGAAGATGAGGTATCATCGGTTGAATATACCGTTTCACCACGATGATCTTCATCCTGTCGCCATCCGATGCCCGTGAACATAAAAACCTTTCCATCAACCATTTCACCTGGATCAACATCTGTTGAATTACCCGGCATGCTGACGCCAGCGTTAATATATTCATCTGACCAGCCAGCATATTCCATGGTCACTGCATCGTAATAAAAACAACGAATATCACCGGCCTGCGTTGCCAGACCATTTTCATCAAAGACAGGTTTCATTACTTTGCCCTCACCAGGAAATTGAATGCGATGTTGCGCGGTCGGTTCTCGTTTGCAATTGATACCGATGGGTCTTTTCCAGCGCTGAAGAGAATACTTTGAGCAACAGTGCTTCCGCCTGGCTGGAGGTTCGTTAAGTTTTGTGCCCCCCCAGAATAAAGCGCACCAGAATTTGTAGTATTCCCAAAATATTGAACAATACCGACTTCACCAGTGATATTTCGGATGGCATCCACCTGAGTACTCAGCAATGCCCTTCCTGAATCGACCCCACGACCATCATCCCAGATACGCGGGAATTCGCCTCGAGCTTCGGGAAGTGTAAGTCCAGGGAACACCTGTGCAAGTTTGGGGTATACCGCAGCAGAAAATGACGCGCCGTTAAATTTTAAAAACACCATGTCAGACCATTCGCTTATGACCGTATTCGGCATTGCTGCGGAGGGCCAGAAGAATGGGACACCGATAGCTGGCGCACCAGACCCCATCCCCACATCTGCTGGCGTTGGCTTATATTTTTCAGAAAAGAGCTTATACTTCCAAATCGTAGTGTTGCCGGTTACAGCACGAATGATTGGTGTTGCTCCAGCAGAATTTGCTAGCGGAAGATAAATCTGCACTCGTTGTTTTGATACGGAATCATACAACAACGTTAGCACCATTCCGTAATCAATCCCAAAATCCGGGTCTGTATTACCGCCGTATGCATAAAAACCAGAACTTGTTGCGCTCGAAAGCAAGTTAATGTTAGAACCAGAGATATTTTTACCGATACCCAGGTCCGTTAAATCAAGGTTTTCGAGAGCCGTTTTCACCGTGCCATCCGATTTGATATCACCAAACGGATTCTT